GCCATCAATCCTGACAGCTCCAGCTTTCTTTACAGCAGCCTTCCAAGACGCATAGCTGTTGTAAATTTTGACTTTGCCAGCTGCTTCTTTTTTGACAGATTCTGTGGCCAGCTCTTGTTCAGCGTCTTCAACGCTGCCAACCAACATATTTACTGCCCGGGCTGCATCGTTGATCATGCCTTTAATTTCCTTGGAAACATCGCTGCCAGCTGGTCCAGCTTTAAGCAGCTTGGGGGCAACGGCAATAAACTTTGAATTGACGGCGGACAAAACTTGCTTGGCCTTGTATGCCTCAGCAATCAAATTCGCAAGAATTCCCATTGTTATGCTCCTTGACCTTTCTTTTTTAAAATTGTCATGATGGCCTCAGCGACAAGCTTGCGCCTGATCGCAACTGATTCAAGATTTCTGCGCTTTTTAGCTTCGGTTACATTCAGCTTTTTAGTGGGCTTGGATTCAGCCATGCCACGCTTTTTAGCTTCAGCACGGTGATCCTCAACCCTATCAACATATTCTTTATACATTTTTTTAGCAATTTTTTCTGCCTCGTTAATCACTCCATACCAAGGACTGCTACTTGCAGTTAACCCGTGATCCAAAGAACTATGCCATTCTTTTGGGACTCCGGTTCTTGGAACAGCTTTGCAAGAATCATAAAATGCTTTTCCGATGTTTTTTTGAAAATCAGAAATTACTTTTTCAATTGCGTTCAATGATTCTTTTACATTCATGCGATTCCCCTTTTTAAATCCCTTTGTTGTTTCTTTTTTACAACTACCCTTGGAATAGGGTTCTTTTCCCGGGGTTGGTTCGTAGCCATCCCAGCATCGTTCAGAAATCCTTTTGGCCTTCACGACACACTCCATCAATCCGGAAGTTGTGGCTGGTTCAGCAACAAGGTCTACGCTGTCCACTTGGACTATTTCCTCAATTTCCTCAATGTTGTCCTGTTCGTTCATTTTGGTTTTCGCCTGTGCGTTGTGCGACAAACCAATGGCCTTTGGGTCATTTTTTACCCACCACTCAAAGCCTTCAGCAAGAGGGTGCTTTGGATTGTAAGACAAATCAGCATAAATTCCATCAGATTCCAGACGGCAATTTGTCAACCGGCCAAACCTGTCTTCATATTTCCTTGGTTCAGATCCAGCCGGGTGATCAATGTTGACGATTGCGCCCTCATATTTTTGGAGTGACTTTTCCATCACCTCCAACGGATACCTGCGACCGTTCTTGCTCTCAACCCCCAAGACTTTCACCCCGGGAATAATTGGAGCACCACCCGATTCCTGCTTAATGCTGGAAAGGCTGGAGCCAACGGTGCGTTCATGAATCGTCACAATCTTGCTCATCACCATAATAAGTGATCACCTCCATCAAGGATTCCTGTGCTTGCCTCAACATTTCTTGGGGTTTGACATCCGTAAGGCCCATCCTTGAGCAGGCCGATTCCGGTGTTTCCCCATCAATCCAAATCAGGTTAATGAAAACAGCAATTATTTCTGGCAGGGATGAAATCGTGTCCCTGAGGTCAACAAGGCATTCCTCTTTGGCGTAAAGATTGACAGGAAGGCCCAACCTGACCTCAGCCCTGACTTTTTTCCGGCCATGCGCCTCCTTGTAAATTGACCCCCAAATCCATGCCCTTGAATAGGCACCCAAAGTTATTCCACGGTTTGGGTCATAATTCTTCAAGCCTTTCATCAGGCCCAACCAACCAGCTTGAACCAAGTCATTCAGCGTTGTCTTCTTCCGATACCTGCCAATAAACTTTCTGGCGAAATAATTCACCAAAGGTGCATATTTCAGGATTTCGTCATGTTTGACCGGCATCGGGTTCACTACAGTTCGCCACTGCTTTGCATTGAAAGAGCAATCGCAACAGCTTGTTTCTGCGGGTATCCTTCACCCATTAGCTTTTTAATTTTGTTTGAAAGCTTGTCGTCTGCTTCCTTGACCCCTTCCGCATTCAATCGGTCAATTTCCCTTTGTATTTGTGCAATGTTTGTTTTGGCACGGTTGATAATGTCCCTGAGACGGCTGTCCTGTGACCCCATCTTGGTTGCCTGCATTTTCTGTACATCGGCAATAATCTTTTGAAATGGCTCCATAGACTTCTTGAGCCTGTCAATTGCCCTTTTTCTGGCAGCTTTTTCTTTCTGAGCAGCTGTTTGCCTCTTGGGCATTTTGGCAAGAAGTTTGTTAAATTCATCCATTTCCGCATCGGTTGCTTCAGCCACTTCCTCTGACTCTTGGCCCTGTGGACCTTCATTTTGACCCCGAGGATATTTTGACCTGATCTCAAAATTCTTGCTTGCGCTTTCCTCTTTGGCTTTGTTTATGTTCCTTTGTTCTTCCTCATAATTCTTGCCAGACTCTGAGGTGACGGTTTGAGGTGACCAAAGACCCATTTCCATGTATGTCTTGGAGGTGTTGGCCTCACGGTCATAATCCCTTGCGATCAGTTGCGGTCCCTTGGCCCTGATCACGATTTTGTCCATGACATCTCGTGGAAGCATCCCACGCTCAACAGCGTAGGTGATCTGCTGCCAAATCAGGGATTTCTCAGGCCTTGTGCGCCTTTCCCCTACTGCTTGACCAATCATCTTCTGCATGCGTTCAAATGTCTTGACGGCAGGTGCTTCCGCCACCAATGCGCTGGCATAGTTGTTGTTACTGGCATCGGTTGACATCATTGTTTCGGTAATGCCAAACCGGGCAGCAATGGCCCTCAGGTTGGTTGAAAGCACTTCCGTCAAATCTGCTGCGCCAACATTAAGGCTTGGGAATTCATATTCAACATTGCCCGTTGTTGTCAGAATGCTGCCATATCCCATGTGATTGATTGTTGTTGAACGCCCCTGAACCGGGTCTGTCACGCTGTAATCGGCTGCTGTCTGGGTCAAAGCCTGAACAGCTTCCGGTGGGCTGTCATTAACCTTCCTGATGACGGCAATCTTGCTTCTGGCCTTGGCGATGGCGATCATTGATTGAAGGACATCCTCAGATGCCCGCAAATTGCTTTCCACTGCATAAATCGTGGGCATATTGTCAGCTAGCACTTTGGTTGGGGTCAAATCATTCCAAGGCTTTTCAATCACCCAATAACCCACACGATGGTGGATGTCCTCATCGGCGCAAATTATTCCAAAGCTGGATTGCGGCGTGGTATCGTCTGCCGGTGGCCTGACAAGTTCAGGCTCAATAAACCGAATGCGGATCAGCCCATCTTCTCCACGGAATGACCTGAGAAAGCACTCACCCTCAGCATGAAGCCTGTAAATAACCTCTGACTCAATTTCTGCCATCCGATTGTGCTCAACAAAAACATCAACCAAATCCTGAACACGCTGTATCAAATCCTGACTTGTCCCGTCTACCCTTGCTTGAGCCGTGTACTGGAATCCGGTGCCAACCACATAATTCCTGTGGGCGTTGATTGCAGCAATAGCAAACTCATTGTTTCTTGCTATCTGCCTTGATCTGTCCCTGAGAATCTTTAGCTGCCACCAGTTGATGTACAGGGGCAGCAGTTCACCTGCCATCCTGTTGTCACGGCGTGTCAGGTATTGCTGAGGCGCACCGTCCATAAACCCGTATGGCCCAACCTCCGCAAACAAGTCACGGGTGTCCAAATACGGGAAGTAAGGCATCTGGGCATAAAGGTCCATTGCCTCTTTGACTTTTTGCGGACCTGTAGCAACATTGCCATTTTTCTGTGTCATTTTGTCCCTCCACTCAAATAAATGGCTAGATGCGTCCAGTGACCCGTTCCGTGAAGCCTTCATGGCTCCTCAGGAAGCAAGCAAGGTTGAATGCGTCCGCAAGGTCAGGGCTGCACTTTAGCCTGCGTTTGGTCATTGCTTTTGCCTCAACCATTCGTCTTTGAAGGGTATCCAAAGTAAAAATGGGTTGGCGCAATTCTAGCATGAGTGCTTGCCGGATGTCCTCAGGAAGCATAGCAATTGAAATCTGCTCAGCATCCGCCAGTTCTGATGCATTGAACCAAAGTTCAGACCTAAGGTTTGTGTAATCACCTTCCCAACGGGATTTGAGGGCAGAGTTGATTTCAACAAAGTTGTACCTGTCGCTTGACCTTCCCCTCATGTCCACCAATCCGGCACCAAGGCCAGCAGCGTCAATCAGCACAGGGATTGCTCTTGCCGGTTGCCCGTTGGTCTGGTGAATTCCGCACAACTCCTTGAGGCGATCAGCTGTCTGGTTGAGGCTCCAACCACGGTAGAATTCCATGTGGATGATTGCCATTCCCTTGCGAATACAAATGGCTGTCCTGTCATCGCCAAATCTTGCCGGGTCACAACCGATTTGGACAAGCCAATCCGGGTTAATGGGAATCTTCTGCTGGATGTACTCAAGGGCACGGTCTGACCAAACAGACGCAACAGACCGGGAAGGCCAACGGCCAAGGATTTGCACCTCAAACAAAGGCGATTCAGGTTCATAATACTCACTATCCCAAACAAAAGAATTTGGGCCAACGGGTTCACCCGGCTCAAGCTTACGGCATTCGGTGTGTACCCTTTGGTGGACCGTTGACCTTGTGATTGCTCCGGGCACGATTTCCATGCCGGATTTCACATTGGGATGATCCAGCGCACTCATCTCCATTACAGCGTGAGCGCCGGATTGTTCCTCAATGTAAGCTGGGCAGCTTGTGTCGTATGGGTTGTAAATTGCCAAGAAGTAATGGCCCTTGCGCCCTTTCTCAACCATGGTCTTGGATCGGTCCCAAAACACAACATCAACGCCAGCAGCCTCATCAAAAACAACCATCATGTCCGACATGTGCCTTCCTTGGAAGGAATCACCCTTGCTGGCCGTGAATCCGTGAATCCAATGGTCTTGGCTGGACTCGAGGCGTGTTGCCTTGGGTAACCAATCCGGGTCATCAGGCTTGATGCGCCTTAATTCCCTGAACAAAAGGTCACGCACGGAAAACAAGGTTGGGGCTGTCGTCAAGCACAGACCCGGGTTGTGGCGGTCATAAAACCAAGCAGCAGCAACAGCAGCCAAAAATGTCTTGCCAACGCTGTGAGCAGCACGAACAAGCAAACTGTATGGCGGGCTGGTCAAAGCCTTGAGGGCAGCAACTTGCTGAGAAGTCAACTTCAAGCCTTTTTGTTTGGCGTATTCAACAGGGCACTCAGGGACTTTCTGGCATTTCCCTTCCCTGATTCTGCGCCTGATTTCCTGCGCTTCCTTGACCATTTTTTGCAAGTTCATTTCGGATTGCCTCCAACTCACGGGACAATTCGGCAATCTCGTGCCTTTCACAATAACCTCTGACCCTTCCTTGGGTCTTGAGGGCAAAGCATACAGCCCAAGCATCTCCACGCATTACAGCATTCAGCAGGGCAAGTTCTGCCGTGTCAACAAACTCACCCCTTTCCTTTTCAACTACCTTTCTCAGCTTTGGCTTTTTCTGAAGCCTGCGATGGATGGTGCTTGGATCAACCCTCAAATCCTTGGCAGCTAAATAGATCAGCCCCTTGCATCTCAGGATTGAGGCAATGATCTGTGCATCAGTGACTTTTATCGGCCTGCCCGCCATGTTTAATCCTTGCAAAATTGCGCTATCCAACCCTTGAGAACATCAAACTCACCCCCTTGAGGCAAGTCCAGCAGGGATTCACCGCTGTCCAAAACCTTTTGCCTGATCCTCATAATTGTGGTGTATTTTTGCTCAACCAGCCCACAATTTATTGGCTTGAGCTTTCCTCTTGCCGTTTGACGCATCCTAATGCGTTCTAAGCACTGTTTGACCGGCGTGTGCAAGAAGGCCCAAGTCATCCCGCAATCGCCATCCCTGCGCAAAATTAGGCTGTAGTCTAGCCATGTTTGAAATACCGTTGAGCAAATGATGCCTTCAAAAAAAAGAAAGCGCAACGGGAATGGCTGGTGGTTGAGGGCAACATCCTTGGCAGCGTCCAAGGCCTCATCGGTTGATTGGATCATGTCCAAACCGCCAGTGGACCTTCCCGGGTGATAGGTTCCAAGAACAACAGCCCTGATGCCGGGAAGGTAATGCGCCTGCGTTCTTCCTTTGTTTACACGGATGATACCCCCGGCCTTGTCCTCCATGATCAATCGTCGCATCAGGGTGGTTTTGCCACTTCCGTTTGTACCTCTTACATTCATGACTTGAATCATTTGGATGATTCCAAAATCTTGTTTGCCCAAATTGCGGACAATACTGTCCCATTCTTTCTTGTTCCGGTTGCAACCCAAATCCTTGAGTCAAGCCTGATCAATTCTGGTTCGGTGTCGGTGTATGGCCGATAGCCAAACAAGGGGCTGAATCTTTTGTACAGTCCAGCTCTTGCTGCGTGTTTGACAAGCCTTTTTGTGTTGTCGGGTTGCCAAGATTTCAAAGCTGTCCCGTCACTAACATAAGTGGACCCGGGATCACGGCTGAAACTGACAATTTGTTTGTAAGGGGCCCATGTTTCGTAGTGTGGTCGGTGTTCGCCCTGATAAACCAAGGCCATCCCCGCAAGGCCATAAACATTGATGCCGGTCAGGGATTTCGTGTGAACTCCGGCAGCAACAACAACATAATCCCCAAGGAAGGTTTTGCCGATTGCCGTAGTGACAGAACCATTCGCAACCTTGACAATTTGTTCGTTTACAGGCTTTTTCTCCATCAAATCGCACGGCCTGAAGGAAGTTGCCTCACCCTGCTTTTCAAAAAGAATTGTCCTTGGCCTCGCAATGGTTGAGAGGGTTTCAACGGCTTCCCGGTAATAACCACCGGCAACCCAGCTTTCTTTGAGAAGACAGGCAGCTGCTGGGGATGCGGACAAGGGCTTGTTACAGTCAAAAACAACAACATCATGATTGTTTTTTCTTGCCAGCTTGGCGAAAACACCCCCAACCAGCCCACCGCCCACAACAAGAAATCTCATGG